GGGTCCACCGGTAGCCTTCCGCCTGCACCGCCTGCGGGCCCTGGTAACCATACTGGCTCGCCTGCGGCACGGCGCCCGGCGTATAGCCCGCATACGCCCCCGGCGTCCAGCCCGGGGTGGCGGAGGGCAGCGCGTAGTTCGCGCCACTGATGGCCGGCGTGGCCCCAGGCTGCTGCGGCCCGGCCCAGGCCATGCGGCCCGTCAGATGCCCGAGCGCCGTCTGCCCGGCGGCGAGCCACGGCGCCTGATTGGCCTGGCTTTGGAGCCACTGGGCGGTTTGGAGGTCGATCCCCCGGTTCAGCGCCGCCGCCTGGGCGTCACTCGCGCTGGTCGCGGCCCTCGCCCCGAGCGCCCCGGCCCCGACGCTGCCGAGCGTGCTGGCGGCGGGTCCCAGCCACGAGGCGTTCTTGCCCAGGAAGGAGCCCACACTCCCAAGGCCCCCGAGCACGCTGGAGAGCCAGTTGCCGCTGCCCCCGCCGGCGCCGCTGGTGCCTGCACTGGAGCTGAGTCCAGTGTCGAGGTCGGCGTTTTGATACCAGCCCGTCTGCGTCTCATCACCGCCCCAGCCCGTAAACGTGTCCCAGGCACTCGGCTGGGACGCCGTGGCGTCCCACGACCAATTGTCATAGGGCTGCGAGCCCCCGTAGTCCCAGCTATAGTCAAACTCCATCGGTCCTCCTTGTGTCGCGCCCTGCGTCACCCCCTGCGCCGCCCCCAGCAGCCCCTGCACGCCACTGGCGCCCTGCCCCAGCCCACCCGCCAGCCCGAGGTAGCGACTGGCCTGCTGGAGCGGGTCGGCCCCGGGAATGCGCCCGAGTGCCCCCGTCACTTTCCCGGCACTCTGCGCCAGCCGGGCCGCATCGCCCACCGAGGTGATCCCGCCCCCCAGCACGTTCGTCAGGCCTCCAATGCCCCCAGCCAGTCCCCCGGCGATCCCGAGCCCCAGGCCCAGGTTCCGTAACCACGGCTGGTCCGTCGCCTGCCCGAGCACGCCGGCCCCGGTCCCGGCAATGCCGGCGAGCGTGCCGAGCGATCCCAGCGTCGTGGCCAGCGAGGCCCCGCCCGCTGCCAGCGGGGCTGCAGCGAGGCCGCCGGTGGCCCCCAGGGCCAGCGTCCCCAGGGCGCCGAAGAACTGATCGCCCAGCGGGTTGAAGGCGTCCGAGGCCTGCGGCACACTCGCCCGGTAGTTCCAATCGTTCGCCATCGCGAGGACCTGCTGGTACAGGCCACGCTCCTGGGGTGAGGCGGTGCCGGCGTCGAGCTTGTCGCGAAGCTGGAGCATCACGCCGCCGACGTCCGGGCTGCCGGGATCAAGCGAGGTCCACCAGTCCGGGTTGGCCTGCTCCCCCGCGTACTCGCCTTGCCAGCCCGCCGTGAGGGTTAAGAGGTCGCGCGTGGGAATTGCCCGCGCTTGCTGCTCCCACTCCCGGTACTGCTCCACCTCCCACGGCTGCACCTGCCCCGCCTGCTGCCGGTCCCGGAAGGCCAGCAGGGCGCTCACGTAGCCGGGGGCGGTCTCGGGCATGCTCCCCTGCCAGGCCCGCAGCGTCGGGTCCCATTGAAACGTGGTGTCCCCGTACTGGAGCGCGTTGCGGTACTCCGGGAGCTTCTGCGTCCCCTGGATGCCCCAGGTGATCTTTTCCCCACTCGGCAAGGTGATCTCGCCGGGCTCAGGAATGTGCGCCCCTTCCTCCGCATCGTTCACGATCCCCTCGCCGGGGATATGCCACAGCGCCACGCCAGCCCTCCTACGGTGGCCCGCCGAGCGCCGGCCACCACGTACACGCACACGTGAGCGCCCCGGCCGCGCCAAACCCTGCCCCCACCGGCTGCGCCACCGCCGCGTACGCGCCAAAGGCGGTGAAGCCGCCCGGCCCGCGCCAGGCCGCACTGCCACCGGTCGTCCCGGCAGAGACGGCCGGGGCCTGGCCCCAGCGATCACTCACCACACTATCGCCCACCAGCAGCCCCGTCAGCGTGCCGGTGAACGTCGTCGAGACGCGCCAGGTGACCCCGCGTACCGTGGCCCCCGCCGGCGCCATCGCCGCAAACGTGAGGACCGCCGCGCCCGACACGGCCACCGTCTGCGTCGTGGTCTGGAGCACGGAGGCGTCCAGGCCGAGCGTCGCCTGCATGGCGGCCGCGTCACCTCCCTCAAGCAGCGTCCGCGCAAAGGGCGTCAGCGCCGTCAGCGCCGCCACGTCGGTGCCCGTGAAGTAGGGCACCGTGTTCGCCGTGCCCACGAGCGCCGCCAGCGTACTGAGCGTGGCGTCGAGGGGCTGGAACGGGCCAGCCGGCAGGGCGTCTACGTGCGCTTGGAGCGCCAGCACGAGGCGCTGCAGGTCAGAGAGCCAGCGCTGCCAGGGCGGCGTGATGATCTCGCCAGGGCGCGCCACCAGCGCTTCACGGGCGGGAGCGGGGGCGAGGAGGTCGGGCACTACGACACCTCCAGATAGGCCGCGAGGAAGGCCACCTTGACTGGATCACTCACGCTTATCTCAAACGCCAACTGGCGGTGCTGGCCTAATTGGTACCAGCACGCCTGTTGCCGCGTTGAGCCTATTCGGCCCATGCTGCGCCAGCGACCCTGTGACCAACTATGGCCACCATCGCTACTCGTCCTGAGCATCATCTGTGGATCAGCCCCGACAGGCGGAGAGCCGTCCAGGCCAACGCCCATCTCAGCCTCAAGGCGAAACTCGTTGTACCGGATACGTTTTTGTTCATTGCGCACATGGGGAGACGTGCGACGGCATACGCGAGGAGCCGCCCCTAATTTATGGTATAAAATATCCCACACGTAGAGCTGCCCGGTGCTGCGGTCTCCAAAGACGTGCTCTCCGAACGCAGAGCAATGTTGATTGCTCGGGTAATTCGTGAACGACCCACCTTCCTCCAGCGCGGGCCATTCCGCCCAGGCCTGGGTCGCCGTGTCAAAGGCCCAGGACTGCTGCCCACTCGGAAAGTCCCACATCACCCAGGCGTGGCCGCCGTGCCGGGCCGTCGAGACGACCGTATCGGCCACGGTCGGCATCGCGGCCATGGCACTCTCCACCGCATGCGTGCTGATCCGGACGGGCTGATACCCATTGACCGTCCACATCGGCCCCTCCCCGCGGGGCGAGCCGCCAAGCCAGAAGAGGGTGTTGTCCAGGGCGTCGACGCTGTGTGGCGTCTCGATACCCTGCTCGATGAACACGTTTTGCATGCGGGCGAAGGGCGAGAGCGCGTCCCCGGTACTGAACCACACCTCAATGGATTGGCTGCCGAACAGCCAGATTTCCCGGTGATCCACCATGAGCGTCACGAGCAGGTCTGGGCGCGCCTCCGCACTATAAAAGTTGAGCGCCGGCCAGGTAGCCGCGTCGAGAATGGGCGTATACCAGAAGCGCCGCGTCCCCGGCTCGTTGGTCACGATCCGGCCGTCGATATAGCCGAGTTGGCCAAACGTCTGCGGGCCGGTGAGGGGGAGCGGCGTGAGCGCGTTCGCCTGGAAGTCGTAGCCGTAGCCGATACCGTCGACGCTGAACACCATATGCACACCGTCATCCGTGAACGACGCCGGCGCGGTGCCGGTGTGGATGGTGCCGCGTGACAAGAAAGAATACCCAGAAAATATCTCGAATAAACTCGTACTTGTAGTACAAAATACCCTCCCATTTGTGGCCTCGTATAATCCTCGTACTGGCCCGCTTGGAAGTAGTGCCACCTGCTTTAAGCCTGGCATGGAGTACAACGTGTAGCGCCCCTTCTCATTGGACGACTCTTCCACGTACATGTTCAGAAGCCTGTCCGCCGCAACATTCGGACTCCGCACAGTCCCGCTTGGTGCGCAGAAACCCTTCAATTCTGGCATACCCTTGCCTCATTGGGTATAATAAGACTATACTGCATGTGATGGGGTAGCGGGTCGCTCCCGCTGGCAAGTTGCCGGCCCTATCACCGGCAGACCCCATCACCAACCTGATAGGAGGTTGTCCATGGCCTTATTCCAGTATGAAACCTACGCCGCCTTCCTCGCTGCTGGCACACCCGAGCCGGAAGCCCGTCAAGCCGCCATCGCCGCGGCTGACATCGACGTGCGCCACACCGTCATGGCGGAGCGCCTGAACGGCATCGACAGTAAGCTCAACCTCGTTATCGGCATCGTGCTCGTGGGCTTTGGCGCCATGGGCGCGGCCTTCTGGCAAGTCTTCCTGCGCTTGCCGCGCTAACGCGCCCGCCCCGCGACTGACACCTGTCCAACCCCTCTTGTTAACCATCGCACCAGATGCCACGAAAAAAGCCTCCTAGCGTGGTCGTCCTGCAACGAAGGCAGCCCATCCAGATGTAGGTGCTGGACGGCTTGGAAACAGTGAAAGGGTCCCCACTCTCGCATTCACTACCGCCAGATCGCGCTTCGTCTGTTCCGCGATGCGCATGACCGTCGGCGAGGCCTCTAGCACGTACTCCGGGGCCAGCTCGACGGCGAGGTTATACGCGAACATGCGCAGGTACCCATTCGGCCACTCCAGCCCCTCGTCCCAGTGCGTGTACTGCGGCTGCGCCGGCCACGGCAGGAGCTGCAGCGTGTACCCGGGGTAGAGTGGCACGGGCCAGACGTGGAGGCGCTTCACAGGGACCGTGTCCTCGAGATAGACGTATTCGACATAGGTGGATTGCATCGTTTTTAACCAGATATACGACTCAAATTGGGTCTGGTCGAGCACCGTGACCTGCCAATCCTCCACCGGCGTGCCGCCAATATCCAAGAGGCAGAGATCCAGCCGCACCGGGGGCACGCCCGCGATGTCTGGGGTGAACGGTGGCGCCGCGGTGGCCTCACCCCACGTGTAGACCTGCTGGCCTGGCACGAGCGCCAGCGGCAGTTTCGGCCGCGTATACGTGAGGAGGTTGTCGGTCGACCAGGCATCGAGCAGGCTGTTGAGGGCTTCGAGCGCCGCGTGCGCCATATGGGCTTCCACCGGCTGCTCGGCAGCCGCGACGCCAAGCAGCCGCAGCGCCGTCGTACAGGGCTGGCGGGCGTAAATGAGCGGCATAGGACCTCCTGCACGCCGCGTGGGCGCGGCGTTAACGGACCAGGCTGAGGACGCCGCGCACCTGCGTCCCCTCCGGCACGCCCTGCACGGGCACGAACAGCCCCAGCACCACGCCCGCCGCCAGGGGCGTGAGGGAGCCCGGAAGCGCGAAGGCCTCTCCGGCTGTGGCCTGCATCGGCGGGCCGGTCTGCACCACGGCGGGGCCCGGATCGCCGAGGGCGGTGCCCGGCGCGCACAGCATGACGGCGCATTCGAGCGGCGACGGCGCGCCCTCGACCGTCAGCGTGCACTGGCTCGCAAGGAGCTGGGTGCGAGGCGGCAGGTCCGCCAGGGGCAGAAACACCGGCGCCACGGCGGCGGACGCGACGAGGCAGGCGACGGCACGGGTTTCGTGGACGTTCATGGCTACCTCCTGCTCGTGGGGCGGGGCGTGGGGCTCCCGTCGTCGCCCAGGGGCGCGGGTGGTGTGGGCGGGGGGGGCAGCGCGGCGGTCGCGGCCTCAGGCGTGAGGAACCAGGTCCCCTTCCCCCCCGCGGCCTCCAGGTCGGCTTCCGTCTCAAAGATCCGGCCGCCGGGCTCCTCCTTGGAAAAATACCATCTCGGGTAGACGTACTCCTCGGCCATGACTGACGCTCCTTCCGTTGGCGGGGGGGCAGGCAGCTCCACCGCCATGTGGGACGTAAGAATCACATTGGCCATCCGGCCTCCTACATCCGAAAAAATTGCGCCTCCAGCCAGCACTCGGGGTTGGCCAGCGTGTGGATATTGCCGGTCGAGGACCAGGCCCACACACAGCCGGCGCCAAAGCCCCTGGGCATGCCGCCACACTGCCATTCGTAGACGGCGTTGGGTTCAATCTGGCGCACCATCGTCGGTACAGAGCCGTCCGGAGGCAGGCCGGCGGCATCGAAGAATTGCAGGTAGCGCCGCGCCCCCGCCGACGACACCACCGCCAGGCTGCACAGGAGGATGCGGCCAGCCGCGATCAGGCCGCCCGCCGCCGCCGCCGTGGTGGTGTAGGTCTGCGGGTTATACGGGTTGTGCGCTTCCATCACGGCTCCTCGGGGACGTGCTTCCAGTCCCCTCGCTCTGCCTCTGGCAAGTCGAGATACGTCCACGTGCGGCGCATCTTAATAGCATAGATAGTCGTTTTGTTCATCCCCAGACGCTGCGCCAGGACACGTGGGTCTTCCGTCGAGACCCAGATCTCATACACCTGCTGGGCGCTGAGCTTGGCACGGTGGTACGGCGGTCCCTGCGATCCCATCCGTATCCCTTTGCGCTTCGCATCCTGCATATTGTCACGGTGCGTCCCCAGAAAAAGGTGATCGGGATTGACGCAGGATTTGACATCACAGTCATGCAGGACATGCAGCGTCCCGTACGTGTGCTGCGGGTCGGGCGGAATGGGACCACGAAACAGCAGCCAGGCGGCCCGGTGCGCCGGGATCTGGACATCGCCCATGGCAAAGATGCCATAGCCTTTCTCCTTGCGGACATAGCCCAACCACTCCCAACAGCCTGTCGTGCTATTGACCCGTACATACTTCTTAAACCTGAGTGCGGGGCTGAGGTTCCGATACTGCCGCGTGAGCGGCTTCAGCGGTTTCCCCAACCACCGTTGTTTGTAATGGGACTTGCATAACCCCCGGCTATGCAACGGCTTGACACATCCCACAAAGGTACACCACATACCCACTCCCTCCTTGCCATGAGAATGGATGTAGTGTAACATGACTATACAGTAAAACTAAAGCGTGACAACTTAGGCCACTGCCGAGAGCACGCGGCACGCCCACAGCGGCCGCGTGGCGACCATGCCAAAGGCCTCGTCTGCCCTCGACGCATGCGTATCAGTACTAATATCGCTTGCCTTCCACGTCCGAATAGCCACCCCGTTGTCACTATCAACCGCGTACGCCGATTGCCCACTGAAGGGCTCCTGAAGCCGGCACATGGCCATCGCGAACGCCTGCTCCTGGTGCACGATGTTCTGGTAGTACGCCGTCCCTGGCGTCATCACCAGCGTCAGCGGCGCGGCCGCGGTGGGCAGCACACTGACCGTCTGGCGCGGGTTCGCCGGCGTCGCCGGGCCGATAATCGGCGGGTAGATGGGGATGGTGGCCGTGCCGTCGGCGGCGCTGTTCACGTCGGCCGTGACGGTGAATTGGCGCGGCTTGCCGGTCGTCTGGAGCCCCACCGGGTTGACGCCGTTGACGTTCGCAATGGTGAACAGGTCGCCCTTGTTGAGGCGCAGCGCGGCGGCCGCCGTGAAGCCCGTGACGGTGATGGAGGCGCCACCGGCGACGGTCGTGGCATAGAGCGGGGCGCCACCGGCCGGGCCGGCGGTGTGGATGGAGACGTTCTGGTCCCACACCCAGGTGAGCCCGCCCGAGTCGCCCATGAGGCCGCGCTCGTACTGCCGCTTAATCTGCTCACTCGACTGGAACAGGCCCTTCAGTTCATTGAC